CAGCGTTCATGAAAAAAGAAACAGCCGATTATTCTGCTATTACGACTTGGGGAGTTTTTCACCCTGATGAAGATAGTGGTCCCTGTCTCATGTTGCTGGATGCATTGAAGGGAAGATACGAGTTTCCAGAATTAAGAAGAGTTGCAATGGAGCAGTACGGCTACTGGCAACCGGAAACAGTGATCATAGAGGGTAAGGCATCCGGGCTCCCTCTTACTTATGAATTAAGAAAAATGGGAATCCCAGTTATAAATTTTACACCGTCAAAAGGTAATGATAAACACACTAGAGTAAATAGTGTCTCTCCATTATTTGAATCAGGTAAGATATGGGCGCCTACTGATATGGAGTTTGCACAAGAAGTCATTGAAGAATGCGCTGCTTTCCCTTATGGAGACCATGATGACTTAGTTGATTCTATGACCCAAGCAGTGATGAGATTCAGACAAGGAGGCTTAATTCATCACCCAGATGATTATAAAGATGAGCCTTTACAGCACAAAGAAAAAGTGTATTATTAGCACATGGCAAAATATGATGACATGTCTGAGATAGAAGAAATTCCTATGGATTTAGGTCCAATGGATGAAGACTCAGAAGATATTAGAGATTTTATGAGAGACCAAGGTATTCCGGGTCCCGGCTCCAAGAATCAAGGAGTTATGGGAGCTGCAGAAAATACTGAGATGGCTGGCATGGGTAAAGTTATGGAAATGTTTAGTGGTCCATATGGTTTTGATAGAGATGGTTTTGAAGAAAATTATACTCAATTTATGGATTACAAAGATTCAGGTGGAGACATGGGTATTGTAGAATTTACATTAAATGCTTTTGATATGGTTAAAGGAAAAGAAAAAGAATCAAGTATTAAAATGGCATCAGAGACTCCAGATGAAGAAGCTGAATTAATGTTAATGATGGAAGAATTTCAAAAACAAGAAGAGTTAAAAAAACAATTAGAAAAAGATAAAGATAGAGAACAAGCTATGTATGGTGGTTCTATGAGATCTAAATATGGTGATGGTACACCTCTTCCAATGAAAAAGAAATACAACTTTATGGAATTAGTCGATTCATCTAATGATGCTTTAGATGAGGAACGATTAGATAGAAAATATAATGCAAAAAATTATCCACCATCTCAAAGAGGAATGGGTATGGAAGAATTAAAGAAAATGTTGGATAAAGCAAAAAAAGATAAAGAGAAAAAAGCTAAGGGCGGTATTGCAGGAGTACTGTAATGCCTGATATTCTTCCTAAACCTAAACCAAAAAACTTTACTAAAATTTTAGATATGCTTAATACCAAAGCAGCAGCCAATCAATTTAGTACAAAAACTTATACTGATCTAGTATTAGAATTTTCTAAAAAAGCATATGACAATAATGAACTATCGGATGAAGAATATGCAGATATTGTGGAACCTTTAAAAGGTGATACTGGTATTATGTTACTTGAACAGATTCAAAAAGAAAAAGACTACATAAATAGCTATGCCATTGGTGGTAGAGTTAATTTTTTATCAGGTGGAGATACTAAGTATAATGCAATGGTCACAGAAGCGTATATTAAATCCGGAGGCTTTGATGCAACAGGTATGGATATAGATTCATTTGCAAAGGAGTATTTTCCTAAATAATGATTAAACGACTAACGAGAACTATTCCCCCGGAATCCGGGCCCCAGCCTCAGGGCTTGAATATTTCTTATAATACTGTTAAAGAAGTAGAACTTACGGAGAAAATAAATAATGGCAGATATAGACAAAGCACTTCCAAACGAAGTCAGAAAAGAATTCGAAGTACCGGGTGAAGAAGAAATTCAAGAAACTTTAGTTGAAGAAGTTTCTGAGGTTCAAGAATCACCTGATGATGTAGAGATACAAGAGAACGAAGATGGTTCTGTTGATATTGATTTAGATCCACAAGCTGCAGCGCCAGAAGGTGGTGATGAGCATTATGCAAACTTAGCAGACTTTTTACCAGATGATGTATTAGGACGTGTGGGTTCTGATTTGTCTCAAAAATATTTAGATTATAGTTCTTCAAGAAAAGAATGGGAAAAAACTTATACACAAGGTTTAGATTTATTAGGTTTCAAATATAATAATAGAACAGAACCTTTCCAAGGAGCAAGTGGTGCAACTCACCCCGTACTTGCAGAAGCTGTAACTCAGTTTCAAGCATTAGCTTATAAAGAATTATTACCAGCAGATGGACCTATTAGAACTCAAGTAATGGGTGTACCAAGTGAACAAAAAACACAACAAGCTGATCGTGTTAAAGATTTCATGAACTATCAATTGATGGAAAAAATGAAAGAGTATGAACCAGAGTTTGATCAAATGTTATTTAACTTACCTCTAGCAGGTTCTGCTTTTAAAAAAATTTATTATGATGAAATGCAACAAAGAGCAGTATCAAAGTTTGTTCCTGCAGATGATTTAATTGTACCTTACACTGCAACTTCATTAGATGATGCAGAAGCAATTATTCATCGTGTTAAAATGTCTGAGAATGATTTAAAAAAACAACAAGTCGCAGGTTTTTATTTAGATATTGAATTAAGTAAACCTGAAACTCATGAAACTGATGTTGATAAAAAAGAGAGAGAACTAGAAGGTACATCATCAACAGCGAATGATGATGTATATACATTATTAGAATGTCACATTGATTTAGACTTAGAAGGTTTTGAAGATATGAATCAAGAGACTGGTGAGCCCTCAGGAATTAAAATTCCTTACATCGTAACTATAGAAGAATCTTCTAGAGAAATTTTATCTATAAGACGTAACTATGAAGTAGGAGATCCATTAAAAAAGAAAGTTGAATATTTTGTACACTTTAAATTTTTACCTGGTTTAGGTTTTTATGGTTTTGGTTTGATTCACATGATTGGTGGATTATCAAGAACTGCAACTTCAGCATTAAGACAATTATTAGATGCTGGAACTTTATCTAATTTACCTGCTGGATTTAAAATGAGAGGTATCAGAATTAGAGATGATGCACAATCAATTCAACCTGGTGAGTTTAGAGATGTAGATGCACCTGGAGGAAATTTAAAAGATTCATTTATGATGTTACCATTCAAAGAACCTAGTCAAACTTTATTACAGTTGATGGGAGTTGTAGTTAGTGCAGGTCAAAGATTTGCATCGATTGCAGATCTACAAGTTGGTGATGGTAATCAACAAGCAGCAGTTGGAACTACAGTAGCTCTTTTAGAGAGAGGAAGTAGAACTATGTCTGCGATCCACAAAAGAATTTACTCAGCTTTAAAAAATGAATTCAGAATTTTAGCTAGAGTATTTAAGTTATATCTACCACAAGAATATCCGTATGATGTAGTTGGGGGTCAAAGAATGATTAAACAACAAGACTTTGATGATAGAGTAGATATACTGCCAGTTGCGGACCCTAACATTTTCTCTCAAACACAGCGTATTTCACTTGCGCAAACGGAATTGCAGCTGGCAACTTCAAATCCACAAATGCATAATATGTATAATATTTATAGAAATATGTATGAAGCATTAGGAGTTAAAAATATTGATTCTGTTTTAATTAAACCAATGCCACCTCAACCCAAAGATCCAGCGTTAGAACATATTGATGCTTTAGGTGGAAAACAGTTTCAAGCATTTCCAGGACAAGATCATAGAGCACATATCACTGCTCACTTAAACTTTATGGGAACTAACATTGCTAGAAACAATCCAATGATTTTAGCTTCATTAGAGAAAAATATTTTTGAACATATTAGTCTAATGTCTCAAGAACAACTTGAAATAGAGTTTAGAGATGAGTTAGTTCAGTTACAACAAATGACAGCAATGGCTCAACAGAATCCACAGCTTCAACAACAAGTCATGATGATGCAACAAAAACTAGAAGCAAGAAAAGCTCAGTTAATTGCAGAGATGATGGAAGAGTTTATGAATGAAGAAAACAAAATTATCGGAGATTTTGGTAATGATCCAATAGCTAAGTTAAGAGCAAGAGAACTTGACCTTAAAGCACAAGAAAATGCTAGAAAAGAACGTGAAGGTGAAGATAAAATGAATCTTGATAAAATGAAAGCTATGATGAATCAGTCAAATCAAGAGAATAAACTAGAACAGAACGAAGAATTAGCTAATTTAAGAGCTGATACTTCAATTGAAAAAACTGTTTTAAGTAAAACCTTGCCAAATGCTAAAGATATGATGCCAAATATTAGTATTATGAGAAGTGAAGACTAATTATTAAAAATTAAATGACAAAAACAAAAAAACAAGTTAAAATAAATTAATTAAGGAGATAATATGAAAAAATATAATGATATTTGCGGAAAAATTGTTGAGATTCCATCTGAAAACGATATGAATCTTGAAATTGACCCTAGATCTAAAACAACAGCTGATGGTGCTTACAACTACATTGCAAAAGGTGAAGAAGTTGAAGTAAGAGGCACTAAAAGAATGTTAAAAGAGAAGTCTAAAAAAGCTAAGTGGATCTAACATGTGGATTTCGGCACTCAAATTAGCCGTTTCTGCTGGAAGTAAAATTTATGCTAACAAGCAGAAGACGAAGATAGCTATGTCTGATGCACAGCTTATGCATGCATCTAGAATGGCTGAAGGCAAGGAAGCTTACCAAGGAAAATTGTTAGAAGCACGTCAATCAGATTGGAAGGACGAGGCAGTTTTAATAATTTTAAGTTTGCCTATAGCAATTTTGGCCTGGGCAGTCG